AAATTTCATTTTTGTTTGTTTGTATCATTTCAGTTATATTGTTTTGGAGCCCTCCAGCTCCTGGTTAAGTTGTGCTATATCCTTCTCAATTTCATTCCATCTATCCATTAGCATCGCCCATGCCTGTATAGTTCCTTCAAATGTTTGTTCCTGAAAAGCAAGTGATTTTTCAATCAGCAATTTATCTTTAAGTTGCTTCATCACATCAAATGTATCCCAATCAGACAATACCGATTCAGGAATAAGAAACCGTTGTGTAATTCTACACACACGTTCATAGGTCATTTCCACAATAATTCGTACCGGATAACCATCGTACGATGTTGTTTTGAAACTTACTGCTTTAATCATAGTTGTTAGTTTTGTCTGGTTAATAAATCTATCATATCCACTGTCATATTTTCCACATTTGCCAAGTCCTTTTGCTTCTTGCCAAAGGCGGCATATAAACTTCTAAGTTGCTCAATAGGTATAGAGTTAAATGTGTCATGTTTGGCGGCCCTACAAGCAATTGCCTTAATAATAGAGATTGTCTCCTTTTGCCCCATCGCTCTTAACCATCCACCAATAGCTGCTATTAATCTTTTGCGGTGCGCATCTAAATCAGGAATCTTAGTTGTTGATAATTCTTGTCGCATTCGCTCTATCATCCGCTCATAATCTCGAGGTCTGTTAAGCAGCAGTTCACTCAAGCTTCCGCTTTCTATGTACTGAGTTACAATATCCTCTTTTGTAGCCCCAGGCATTTTCACAAGCAAGGCATAGAATCTGGCGTGTACTGATTTACCTGTTTTTGTTTTCATTTTTCTGGGAGTTTAACGCGCTATTCTAATTCGGAAAAATGGGGGGGCAAACATATCATCACATACACAATAAGCGTGCGCAATCAACTCATCAAGCCACCTTTGCTCATTATCGCTCACCACTTTCGCCCGTTTTACCACCATCCTACCGCGCCCATTTACCTTATTTCCTTTCTTTTTAAGATTATAGTGTATCCGGTATAGCCGCCGTTTTTGCTTTGTTGTAATCATAGTCGTATGTGTTATTTCAACCCCCAATATTCCGCTGCTAACTGTTCGTCAATATCAATACTTTCTCCACCTCCAAATCGACTCACACAAAAGGCCCTAAAGCCTTCAACATTGAATACTACTGCTGCGTCTCTCCATATTCGCCGTGCTACACCGCCATCCGGTATTTTGCCCTGTTTGTGTGAGATAAATACAAAGAGTTTTCCGGGGTAGCGTGTCTTTAGCTCTTTGTATTCGCTAAATTTCAAATCAGCAAACTGCACGGAGTCTAAGAAAACCACATTAGGAGACTTGTGCTTATCCAGCCGCTCTATCATCTCCGGTACTGTCTCCGGGTCTGTCATTACAAACCTATCGACCAGTTCCACACGCTCTACCGCCATTTGCATCGATAGTGAAAATCCCTCTTCGACCGGGTTGTAATAAATTCTTTCAAAATCGGTGAGATATTTAGCCAGCTTCAGAGCGAAGGTCGTTTTGCCATTTTTTGGGTCACCGAAAATGAACCAGCTTCCCGTCAACTGCGGCCTACCTATCGCCGCCAGCCATTTGCCCGTAAAGTCCAGTGTGTTGAACTTTGCATTTTTTATATTATCAACACTGTACGCTCTTTTCATGGTTTCAGCTTCTTGTCAGCATGTACTTTCCTCCTGACACGACGCAAATCCATTTCGCAGTCTGTTGTAATATTTTTGATGGTAACGGCATCTGTCACGCCGTTGGCGCGGCATACTTCGGCAATGTCGAGGGGAGAAGCTCCCTGTAATTTGATAAATTTCCGTCCCATACGGCTGTATATCTCTTTATACCCCTTTTTATTGAGTCTTAAGCCCCTTTTAATACGCTTTTCAAGGTGGTCGGTTGCTGTCAGTACAATGCCACATTGGTCTTCCAGTTGATTGTAGAGTGAAATGAAAAAGTACAACACCTGGTCGGTGAGCTTATCCGCCTCATCAAGTACTAAAATAGGCATTTCTGAGCGTTTTAAGCCTCTTACTACCTCCGCCATCATATCGCCTACCGTATCGCCGGAACTGTCTTTACCCATCACCCGGAGCAGCTCTTGCAGAAAAATCTTCCGATTCCAAAATTCCGAACAACATAACGCAAATACGTTTTTGTTTTCCTCGCCGTAGGCGCATATGGCTAACGATTTACCACTGCCGGCTTCACCGGTTACCGCCAACACCAAGGCGTTTTCCTGAGCATCGGCAAGTATGCCGGTCATCAATTTAAAATCTCTTGTTTCCACTGTTACCCACTTTTTTTTTGTAAAGCCAATTTGTGCCGAAATACTCCTAAACATCTCATCTTTAAATATATCCATTTCTCCGCCCAATATGCGGCTGATGGTAGGGCCACTTACGCCCTTTAGCGTATTAGCCGCTTTATCCTGACTTCCCATGCGCTGACAGTATATTGCCAATGCATCTGCAATCTGTTGTTTTTCCTGTGTGGTTATGTCCATGTTAATATAAATTATATTGTTCTATCTCCTTATAACTCTCTTTTTTCAACTCTTCCCCAATTGTTGTGGCTACCATTTTTGTTGCTCTCTTTGAGTTTCTCAAGTCCTTTTTAGGGAATTTAGGGGTAACCCCTGCCACCTTCGGCATATTCAATCCGTTTTGCGCCGGGTGAACTCCCTCCGATTCCATCATTTGCTCAATGTTTTCTTGTCTGGCAAGCCTTCTTTCTTTCCCTATAAGCTCCTGTTGTTTAATAAATGACGGCTCATGTTCCTCCTGTTCCTGTTTACCCCTGTGAATATGCAGGTACTTACCTGCCAGCGTTACAAATCGAAGCCCCGCATGATCTTTTACAAAGAGCGAAACAATGCTCATGTCGTTAGGGTCATATTTAACAAAGAACTTTCTGTCCACATTGCTTTCTAAGAACTCCGTATCAGGTTGCCCGTCTTCGCCCAGTACCTCATAGGCGTACTTAATATTTTTAACTTGTATCTCAATGCCGCTTGCGCGGTAGGTGTTCGGCTTGTCAGTCATTATTCCGAATATCTCTAACATTTCAAACCACTCCATCTTTTGTGCTTTCGGGTTCACGCTCTCGCGGTACATTTCGATTCGCGGTTTTCCGGTGTCGAAGTGATTACCCTTGTTCCACGCATCACGCCGTTGCTTATATTTTGCTTTTACCTCGTCCAAAGTGGGCAAATTGGTTTTATTGGCAAGAATAAACTCCATGTTTTGGCGGCTTTCCTCTTTTTTAGCCGTGATGTTTTGACCTGTAAAGTACCATTCCCGATGTAAATATTCAGCCTGAAAACGTCCGAAAGCACTCTCTATAGTCTTCGATTTGCCGTTGTAAGGCATTGTATTGATTGCCAAATGTGCCATTTTCTGTAAAAAACCGCCGTTTTCCAGCTTTTTATGACCGCCCTGGTTATCGTATCGGATTTCGTAAGGCCGTTGTTTGGCAAATTGAAGAGCCATGCGATAGGAGTAGTATTGCGCCTCAAAATCTTCTGATTTACTGATGTGATAGCCAAGGAAACACTCGCTATACGCATCAATCACCTCATAGACCGTGCAGGTTTCTATTTTGCCATCTTCTGTTCTGTAGTAATAGTTCAACTTTGTACCATCTGAGTACCAAATGCTATCCCGCATTGTCGGAAGTAGAGTGCGGTGCTGCCTGTTGAATTTTTCTTTAGCCGCCAGTTCCCCGTAGCGCATTCCCCACCATATCGGTTGCACTTCGGGGAGATGCAGGTATTTGTACACGGTCAGTTCCGTCTTTAGTTGCATCCATCCGCGTTCGGGAGCTATCCGGTTGTACTCTTCAAAGAGTTGTTTGGTTGTCAGTTTTTCAATAGGAGTACCAAAGCGGGCTATCAGCCATCTTTTACCCTCTTCCGTCAGCCTGTCGGCGTTTCCGTTGCCGTAGCCTTTGTGTATTAGCGAGTAGTAGCCATCTTCGAGGTACGCGCTATATTTGCGTTCTAATGTGCGCGCATTGGTTGGTAATTTGTGCGGCCATTTTAGGATTGTGCTTTCCGAGGTCACCCACGTGGTAGCCTCATCCCAAAATTCGCCCATGCGTTTTTTCTTCCCGTGCCGGGCACGCGCGGCGCGCTGGGTATCCATCACACGTTTAATAGTATTCAGAATAGCAGCTTCATTGGCATACTGCATTTTTGCCTCTTCCGGCAAATGCTTATCTTCGTTATAGGTATAGTCGTGATAATATGTTATAGCCTCGGCGTCACTTCGTATTTCGTTTGCGTAGGGTGTTTTGCCGGCTTCTTTTGTCGGCTCGCCAAGCACCCGTATAATTGCCGCGCGCCTATCTGCCTTCTTGATGCTGTTAAAATCAATCAGCACCTCACGACCGTTACCACCCTTATTAAGAGTAACGAGGTATTTTCGCTGCTTGTCATTTTTAAAATTAAAATACGAAAATCCGGCAGCCATATAGTCTGCCACCGTAATTGCTATCGTATTATCAAGAGGTATATACATCGTAATTTATTTTTACTTGTTCCCGTTCGGGGCTCGA